GTTAGGTTCATCGAGGACAGCTTCAAGTTTGCTTTGAAGGCGTATCAGGTTTATGACTTTGAATTCGATTTTGTGGAGGTGAAATAATGCCGAGGAATATTGACTCCACATTCAAGGCAGAAAAAGCCAAGCAGGAAAACCAGCCGATATTTTTATATACCATTGAAGACTACGACGGCTCTACCGACCTTCATCTTGCCGGGTTCGATACGGATATCACTTACAATTCGGTTTTTTATTCGAAGTTTCCCATAGCCCATGAGTTCATAGGCGAGAACAACCAAGGGCAGATCGATCAGGTTAAGGTCAGGCTGGCCAATGTCTCGAGGCTTATCCAGTCCTATCTCGAGCAGTATGATTTTAGGGGCAAGAAAGTCACTATCAAAATGGTCTGGGCAAATCAGTTATCCGACCCGGACGCATACATCGACGATGTCTTTTATATCGATAACTATGTGGCAGACCAGAATAATGTCGAGTTTACCTTAACCGGCAAGTTCGACGTCCTGGGAGTGGATCTTCCGTCACGAAGATACACCAGAAACTATTGCGCCTGGAAGTTCAAATCCGCGGAGTGCGGATATTCAGGAGGAGAAACCTCATGCAACAAGACACAGCAAAGATGCAAGGAGATAGGGAATTACGCCAGGTTTGGAGCTTTCCCTTCGGTGCCGACAGGACGGATATACATCATGTAGAGAAGCTTATTATCGATAAGTACCTGGGTATCCCTTATGAGCACAGGGGCCGGGAGATGTCCGGCCTGGACTGCTGGGGATTCCTGAAACTTTTGTATGCGGACTTGGGGTTCAGATTGTTTGATATCGAAGATCTGGAATACGGCCGGGCCTGGGGGCTTCGCAACAAGGATTATTTCAAAGAGAATTACGTCAATGACTGGGACAAGGTCGAGGTTCCCGAAATACTGGACGGTGTATTGTTTTTAAATTCCCGGGGAGTAGCAAATCATGCCGGTGTCGTTTTTAAAAACAGGAGATTTATCCATTGTTGCCGGGCAGGCGTGATCGTATCGAGGCTGGATGATGAGTCATGGAAGAAAAGAATCGAAGGCTTTTATAGGTTGAGGAATAAGTCATGGTAACTATACGCAATATCGAAAATCCTTTTAAACCGGATCAGGCGGAAATTAAGGAATTCGATTATTCACGAAGCGAGACCGTGCGCAGTCTGCTTAATAAGTCCGGCTTCGATTATAAGGATAAGCGGATTATCGTTACCGGCAAAAAAATCAAGGATCTCGATGTCCGGCTTGAGCAGGGAGATGAGATAACCGTTATCCCCGATGTTAAGGCGCCGGTGATAGCTGTTGTTTCCTGGATTGTCTCAGCCGTAGCGGCGTATGCGATAGCCCACCCGTTTATATTTGCCTTCTTCGTATTGTCTTTGGGATATTCGATTTACCAATACATGAACCAGCCGAAGATGGCTGATTTCAATTTGGGATCAGTAGGATTGGATGAAGGCTCGCCCACGTATGGATGGGACGGTGTCCAGACGATACAAGAGGTCGGCGTACCGGTTGCGGTAGTTTACGGAGAGCATAAGATCGGCGGCAACATTATCAACCAGTTCATCCGGGACGACGGAGATAAGCATTATTTGAATGTTCTTCTGGCCTTATGCGAGGGAGAGATTGAGGCGATCGGCGATATCGATATCAACGACAATTCAATCGATAATTTCGACGGGGTCGATGTAGCCAAACGCTACGGCACCAATGATCAGGCTTTAATCGAGGATTTCGAGGATCTGCATAATCTTCATACGGTCAACGTGAATCTCTTGAAAGACGATCCCTATGTTTATGAGACGGTCGATTCGGATGTCGAAGGGGTTGAGGTTCTTTTAAGGCTTAATAACGGACTCTATCAGCAAAGTTCAAGCGGGGGGATAAGCAGTTGGAGTGTAATCTACAAAGTAGAATACAAACTGCATTCTGAGACTGAATGGATTGACTTGGGCGAGACTGGAATTTCCGATAATTCACGTTCTGCCGTCAGAAGGACTTACAGGAAAACAGGCCTTACACCCGGCAAGTACGATATCAGGGTGACGAGGACGTCCGATGACAGTTCTCTTGATCCTTTAAAACAAGGCGATTTGACCTGGTATCAGACCGATGAGCTTAAAACCGACAGCCTTAATTATCCCAACACCGCATTGCTGGGGTTAAAGCTTTTGGCGACCGAGCAGCTTTCCGGCGGCATGCCTAATATCACCACTATCGTTAAAGGGAAAAAAGTCCTCATTCCTAATATCTTAAACGGCGCGGCTCCTGTTGACTGGGAAGATTATTATTGGGACGGATCCGATTACAGGTTGTTAGCAGATGATACGCTTCTTTCCTGGGACGGTTCGACCTATGTCGAGAAATACTCGGCCAATCCCGTATGGTGCCTGAGGGATTTCGTTACCAATAACCGCTACGGTTTAGGCGAGTTTATATCTATCGGGAATTTGGATGCGGTTTCTCTTTTAGAGATGTCCAGGTATTGCGAGGAAAAGATTGGCGACGGCAACGGCGGCTTTGAGAAAAGGTTCAGAATGGATGTGGTAATCGATTCCAATACCAAGGCGCTGGATGTCCTGATCCAATTATGCGCCACGTTCAACGCCATGCCGGTATACAGCGCGGGAGGGATATCATTCAAAATAGACAAGCAGGCCAACCCTACGCAGTTATTCAGCATGGGCAATATCATCAAGGATAGTTTCGTCCAGAGCTGGAAGACGCTTAAAGAAATCCCCAACGTCATCGAGATCCAGTTTATGGATAAGGATAAAGGATACCGGCAGGAGACCATAGCATATATCGATGAGGATGCCCTGGCGGCCGGGGATCCTATGCGTAAGAGCCAGGTGCGGTTGTTTACGACAAAGGCAAGTTATGCCATCCGCGCGGGAAGATACGCGCTTAAGGTGGCCAAGTATATCAACAGGTCGGTTTCATTCAAAGCCGGGATTGACGCGGTCGCCTGCCAGGCTGGTGATATTATTTCGGTTTCGCATGATGTGCCGCAGTGGGGTTTCTCGGGCAGGGTTCAGGCAGGTTCTACAACCACGCTGGTGAAGCTTGACCGGGCGATGGAAATCGAAGACGGTAAGTCCTATAAGATTCAGGTGAGGTTTTCCGACGACACAATAGAAGAACGGTCTATAACATCTCCCGCAGGAAGTTACACGGAAGTGGAATGTACGGCGTTTTCATCCGCGCCTCAAGGTTTCGATGTCTATGCGGTCGGTGAGACGAACAAGGTTAAAAAAGACTTCCGGGTCGTGTCTATCCAGAGGGAAGGCAAAGACGAAGTCCAGATATCGGCTTTGGAGTATAACGAGAATGTTTACGACGACAGCGACGTGATCATTCCCGATAATAATTATTCTTCTTTGGATTTCACCATTCCTTTTGTTTCGAACGTAGTATTGACTGAGAGAATAATTACCCTGGCCGACGGCACCATAGAAAACGCCATAGACGTATGTTTCGAGCTTCCTGATCTGGGCGCTTCGGAATTGATGAACAGGTTCAAGGGCGTCAATGTTTATTATTCCGATAACGACGGCGTGAACTGGTATTACGCAGGATACACCGAAGGAAGCAGTATGTCGATAATCGGCAATATCGAAGTAGGTTCGACTTATAAAGTCTGCGTGACGAGCGTATCTTATGACGGCCAGGAAACCGCAAAAGCTGATTCTCCGAGTGATGAAATAACCATTACCGGCAAGACCGATCTGCCCAATGACGTTTCCAATTTTGCTTATACCTTTCTGAACGAAATAGTCTTTACCTGGGATAAATGCCCGAACGTTGACCTGGCAGGTTATGAGATAAGGACTGAAGACGCGGATTGGGGAGTGCAGAGCGCAAGTCTTGTTTACAGGGGATCGGCGAATACGTTTACCATCGTGACCCCTTCTTCGAGAAACCCGGGTACCTATTACATCAAGGCTTACAATACATCGGGCGGTTATTCCGAAAACGCTCAGTCGCTAACGCCCACGAACGCGGCCCCTTCTACGCCGACGATAGCGGCTACGCAGTGGTTCGGGTTTGCCAAGATAGAATGGAGCGATGTCAGCGACGAGGATTTGAAATATTACGAAGTCTATAAATCTCCCACCAATGTTTGGGGAGGTGAGGAAAGCTTAGAAGTAAAAGTTCCCGGTACGGCGGCTATAGTTCAGGGCAACGCGCCGGTTGACGCCAAGGCTGATGCGGCAGACGCAACAAGCATAACGGATGCGGATTTGGCTGGCCATGGTGCAGATTATTTTCTCGGCGACGTGATCGTCCAGACAAGCGGCACCTATAAAGACCAGGAGGCAATAGTCATGGCCTACAATGATGCGACGGGGCAGGTTTCGGTTGCTTCCTGGCCGTCAGGAACGCCTGATGTTGATGATGAGTTCGTCATAAAAGACAGGGCTTCCTATAAAGTAAGGGCGGTAGATACTTACGGGCCCGGAGGATTCTCCTCGGCAGTCACGATAAACTTTACGCCTTTGAGCGAAGCTGAGATAGGAGACGCCATAATATCGGCAAGAAAACTTATTGCCGGAGAAATCATTACTTTATCAGCCCAGATAAAAGACCTTATTGTTACCAACGCCAAGATCCTTGACCTGGATGGAGGTAAAATTACCGCCGAATCCATAACACTTTCCAAATTGGCCAGCGACGCTATTCCGGCTAAGACGTATTATCAGGATGATGAACCTACTTCCGGAATGAATGATGGAGACTATTGGATTGATACCGATGATAACAATAAACTTTATATCTATCAGGTTGATACATGGGAAGTGGTATCCGAAAGCGGTGGAGGCGGAGGCATAACCGTCTTCCGGCAGGACAGTATTCCTACGGCCCTGGCCGCGGGTGACCTGTGGATAGATACCGATGACGGGGACAAGATGTACCGCGCTACCGACCCGGGCGACGATGAAATAGTAACCGGGGAGTGGGAATTGATAAATGCCGCTACTGCCACAGGCTGGGCGCACGGCTCCGATATAACCAAGATCGACGGCGGAAAGATTTACACCGATTCAATTACGGCCGACAAGATAAACGTCAATCAGTTGGACGCCATAGCAGTCAATACCGGAAGCCTGACCGTAGATGAATATATACAGAGTTCCGATTATGTGGAGGGTGTATCGGGTTTTAAATTGACGCATAACGAGGGTTTGAAAATCTGGACCGGAGAGGTAAACGTCCAGGCGTTGACCGGAATCATCACCCAGATAAAAGAAGCTACCATAAGCAACCAGTCCATAGCTTCCACTACTTTTGCCGATTTATTGACGCTGAATTTGACTACCGAAGCGTCCAATTTATTGATCATTTTCTCTGCCGGGGATACCTATGGCAG